ATTGAACTTGTAGTGATAGCCCCAGTGCCACCATCAATCTTGTCAATGATGATGAGGTCTTTATCGCCAGCTTGTGAAACCTTAGGTAACTGGCTAATAAGGATGTCTGCCATCTGAATTCCCTTTTTAGTTATTTATGATAATAAAGAACCAAAAGACAATGTGACAAATGCTAAACCAGTGACTACTTCAGTTCTAACGCCACCCATATCTGTAACAACATTATAAACATACTTACCTTCTTCCAGTTCTTTTGTTACATCTGCTGGCAATGAAATAGAATAAGCACCACCCTGACCATCTACAACCCTAGTGATGAATGGCCACATTTTGTAAACCATGTTATCAGAGGTACTGAGATTTGCGTCAAAGGCACCAGGATGTTTTGCCAATGCGCCAATAAACTTAGCACCAGTGATGTCTAATGGTGTCTTATCTGGTTCTGCCAAATAAAAGGTTTGACAGAAGTCAGTTCCTGCTTGAATAGCAATGTTAACTTGGTATTGTGCTGCCATTATTCTGGAAGGTCAACAAGTCTGTCAATGGCCACATTGGAAATAACAAGGTTGTCATCAAAGTGTCTAGGTGACAACTCTTCAGTTAAGGCATTCCTTGTCCAGTAGTTTAATAAGTCTTCAGGTTTCACATAAACATCCCACTTAGTGCCATCCCAAATGTATACAATACCATTAGGTGCGTAAAACAATTGATTAAGTTGTTTAATAGCTGGGAAGTCTAAGCTCATTGTCTTATTTGTTTGTTAGTATTTATCAGTACTTGATGCAATACATCAAAGCAATGTTGCGTGGTCTGGTCTCATCGCTGCCAGCTGCATTGGTCTCATAAGAACCATTCTCAGTTACTCTGTTACCGCCACCAAGTCTTGTTGTGTTGTTTGCCACATCTGCAGGACCTGCGGGACCAGTGTGAGTGTGAACTTGAACTGACTGTGACTGAAAGCTACCCAAAGCTCTTCCTGAGTCAACACCTGACTTACCCATGCTCCATCCTCTAACAAACTCACCTCTTAGGTCAGGCAAAGTGTGGTCAATTCCATTACCACTGAAACTTGTTCCAATGACATCATAGAGGTTAGTAAAGTCAGCAGTGATTCCCTGAATGGTTCCAATACCCTGTGGAATCAAGTCGCCATTACAGATAAGATAACCTTCTGGTGCAGTAATGCCAGCAAAAGTGATAACAGTTCCAGGCGGGTTACCACTGGCAGACAATGCAACATTCAGTGTTGCAGGAGTCACCATCTTCAGTGGATCTGTGCCAGCTAGAACATCACCTTCTGTTGCCAACTCAGCAACACCCTTTCTAACTTCTGTTGCTTGGGGAAGGTAATTATCAATGCCATCATGTAACCTAAGTGGTGTCAACACAGTGTCAGGTGAAGTTGCATCATCAACTTCTGCTTGTGATGCTAACTTGGAAACACCAATCTTAGTTGTTGTGGCATTCTCAACACTGATAATTGGATCAGATGGTGTTCCTGTAATTACAACTGGCAATGTGCCAGTTACTGAATTAACACCAGCTACAGCTGCACTTGTTCCAATCCAAGATCCTTGCTTATAAACATAAAGTTGATTATTGAGATCATTAAACCAAAGGTCACCTTCAATTGGATTGGGTGGTGCAGATGGACCAATAAAGACATTTCCTCCTCCGCCTCCTCCACCAACTGCCGGAGAAGCATTCACCCACTGTTGGCTGTTAAGGTCAACATAATAAAGGAACAATCTGCCACTTACTGTGTCCCACCAAAGATCACCCTGAACAGGATTCAATGGAGGAGTGTGATCAACTGTTACAGAGGCTCCTCCACCCCCGCCACCAGAAGCACTTACTGGTGTCCACAGTCCACTTCTAAAGATGTAAAGAATTTGATCCTGTGCATTCCACCACAGAAATCCAGGAATTTGAATGTCTGGTGGATTACCATCACTGGTAATAACAACTGGAGGTTGGATAGCAGTTTCCCATCCACCAATTGCCAGGTTGTAAATGTATTTCAATCCTGAAGATGGATCAACATAAATGGATTGATCCTTAGGATTGGATGGGAAATTAAGTGCCATTATTTGTTGAGCAACTGGTGGAGAAGTTCCTTGATTTCTTTTACATCATTTTTGAGATTTTTAATCTCTCTTTGTGATTCATACAAATCCAAAGTTCTTTTTTTATCCTGTCTATACCTTTGTCTAGCAGCATCTGCTGTGTTATTAATGACCCCAGTTTTGGGGTCAATGACTAGATCTGGGTATCCTTCAACTTTTTGGAACATGATTTTAATTATTTAGATTACTCAGTGACAACCATTTGAATGTCATCAATAAGTGGTGTCTTAGCTGGGTTCTCAGCTGTCATGACAATCTTAATCTGCATGGAATCAAACTTAGCCAGGTCTTGTGCTGACCATCTGTAAGACAGATAATCACCCTTTGGAATCAGATTAGGATTGACAACCTCTGAAGATCTTGTCTTCACTTCATTGGCACTGTCAGGAAGTCCAGGATAAGTAGCAATCTCTCCAGTGTTAGGATCCAATCTGGTTTCTCCAGGAAGATTCTGTAAAGGATTGAATGGAACCCAGCTGACATCAGCAAGTGTCACATCAGAAGCAACAGGCTTCACTCTGTAATAACATCTGATGTCCCCCAGCTCATACATGATTGCTGCCATCTTCAAATCAATTCCATCACAAGGATTTTCAAAAGTGAAGATCCTAGAAATCCACTTAGCAAAGGCAGAACCATTATTCTGTGTTTCAGGATAATAAAGATTAGGAATGGTTTCAATGATGCTTCTGACACCCAGACCTTGAAGTCCAGTGATGCTGAAGTCCTCTGTGTCAAGACTAAAGGACTTACCTGTAACTCTCAGTTTCCTAAGATTAGAATCAAAGTCCTGAACTCTTACATTCTTAGTTCCAATGTTTAGATGAGTTACATCTGACATCAATCCTTCTGGAATGTCATCAGAGAATGTAATCACAGAAGAGGACATGCCATAAATTGGATTATCTTGTTCTGGATTATTGACAAGAGATCTGACACATCTTGCGTTAGTTCTTGCCAAGTCAACCACAGGAGTCAGATAAGAATCTGCAGTTCTCATGGTGAACTTAACCAACAAACTCTTCTCTCCTCTCATGTGGAAAGTGTCACTGTTCTTAACTTCATTAATTCTGTTGGCAATTAATTTAGGACCATTGTGGTAATAAGTGTCCTCAATGGAAATTGTTTGCATGTTATCCAGAGTGTACTCATTGGCTTTGTTGAAACCATCATGAGTGCTTCCCTGTGTAGTTCTGTCATAAGCCTTAATGGTTGTTGGAGGCAGAACCATCAAACCACTAGTGACATTGATTGTTTCAAATGGTCTGTTGTAAGAACCAAAGACAAAGAGTCCACCACCCTTTTCAGTTATTGTTGCTGCAACAGGCATCTTGATGGTGTAAGATCTGATGTCAGAATCAAGAACTTCATGAAGTTGATTGTAAACTTCATTGGCAATTCCACCAACTTCACCAATCACACCCTTCAATTGAACATAATCACCAGGCATGAGACCATGATAATCGCAGTAGACCTTAATGATCTGTGGGTTATAACCAAAGACCATTGAAGGTGGATCCATCACATAAACATAGAACTGAGCATCAGATCCTCCAATCTGTAAGAGATCACCTTCTTCATAACCCAAACCTTGATTGGTTACAATCACATCTACCACTAATCCATTCAGAATAGAAACTGTGCAAGTTGCCTGATAACCAGATCCACCAATCAGTCCAACATCTTCATAAGTTCCATCTGCCAATGTAGTTGTATTTGAATCACCAGCATAAGAGACTTCAAGATCTCTGATGGTACCACCCACAATTGGTGAGTTATTTGTTTCAATTGGATTGCTTCCATACCTTTGTGTCTTGATGCTCTCATTCTCAAGCAGAATGTTCGCATCTACATTGGATGTGAAGTCAGCTCTATACAGTTTAAATTTAAGGTCCTCATATTGATCTTCTGTCCAAAGTCCACCATTTTGTGACTTAAAGATTGATCCAGTAGCAAACATCTTAACTACTCTGTTCTCTGTACCAATGATGTTCTCACCAAGTCTAGAAGTGTAGATCTTAAAGTTAACGGAATTAGGTGTGAATACACAGAAACCATAAGATGTATTGTCACCCATCAAGTAAACAGGAGCACTAAAGTTAAATCTGGTTGGTGCGCTGGCATCTTCTGATGTGGCCACTCCCATTGTGACTGCAGGCAAACCATTTCTGACTCTAACCTTGGCCTCTGCCCCTGTGCCACTTCCAGAAATACTGACTGTTGGGACTTTAATGTAACCTGACCCAGGTGATGTAAGTTCAATGTCATACACCAAACCATTGGTAACTCTAGCAATACCTGTGGCAGCAACACCACCTCTAAGTTCTGGTTGTGAGAATGTCACAGTTGTATCCTCTTCCAGATACTGTTCACCAAAGTTAGTCACATCAACTCTGGTAATTGTCAGTTCATTTTGAACAATTCTGAATGTGGACTGACTTAATGGTTCAAGTTGAGGAATGATTATTTCACCAGGAACAAAGTCATTAAGATAATTACTTAGAATGACATTGTAAACATTATTAGTTTCATTGGTTTCTGGGTTGTCCTCTACATTCTGGAAGACTACATTAGACTTCAGAACTCCAGTAGCACCAGAAGTGGAACCTACAATTGTTGTGCCAGCAGGAATAGTCTCACTCGCATCTAACAAGTCAACCTGGGTTCTCAGAATAGAATCTGAATGTTTGATGGATGTAGAGTGAGGCAGTTTGAAACTGGCTCTCTCACCAATGACACCAGTTACAGGTACACCACCATCAGTATTGATCATAAAAACTTCAACTGGAGACACATCATCCTTCTCTTTAAAGTAAAGATCCAATCCAGTCACAAACATACCATGAGGAACATTATCATCTACTAAGAAAGTCTGGCACACTGGATCAGGAAAGTCGTCTTGTTCTGGTATAAATTCAAGAATTCTGGTACTGGAACTGGAAGTTGATTCAACATCAGTTCTTGTTTCTGAGTCAATCACATCAACAGTTGTCGTAAAATCTTCAACTGTTCTTGTTGAAACAACAGTCTCCTGCTTATCAACAAAAATTCCACTGGAAGTGAATGTTGTTTCAGCAAAGGAATCAACGATCGTAGACTCAACTAATGTTTCGTCTCTGTTTGAAGCTTCACTTGTTAGTCTTAACTTGCGAGTGCCTGTTGGAAATGATCTTGTGGTGCCTTCTGTTTTGTATTGTACATCTTGAAGCACGCCATTATAGATATAACCATTTTGTGGTGGGCGACCATTTGGAATCAACCACACACCAGTCAGGTTACCTTCACTGTCAGAGATAATAGGTAATCCAAAACCACCAGGATTGGTGTTGGGAACCATATTGTATCTTGGTAAATTATCTGGATAATTTGTCTGAACTACATCAGGAGAGAACCATTCTGAGACATCTACACCATCAAAGTACAAATAAAACTGTGTATTGGGCTTCAGTCTTTCTGCCTTAAACATGATTGCTCTTGTTCTCATTGTAAGAGCAAGAGAAACATCAGTAACTCTATCTCCATAAGAAGTGGAAATATCATTACTATTAAATTCCATTCTAGTTTCAACCAAGTCTCTTGAAGAAACTGTTGTGGTGGTGTTTGTGGTGGTAGTTACCTCGCTGATGATAGCTGCGGCGGTGAAATCACCATTTGTTTCCCCACCTGCCCTTTGTGTTGAACTTGAAGAAGAGCTACTTGTTGATTGACTGAGAACTTCCCAATCAGACCACTCAGTACCAAGAACACCAACCTGTTCCAGACCCTCAATCAAATTATTCATTGCATCATGTATTGAATTATCTCTAATCACCAAATCAGGTTTACGATTGACATCATTAAATGTGTCAACTGGTGGATCCAAAGTAATTCGACCTCTCCAGGTAAACACCGCATAAGGTTGTGTATTAATCCAACGCGTTGCAGTGTCAACAAAGATTTCTGGTTGTTCTGTGTATGGAAGAGTTAGAATGTCGGAATTATTAACATAATTGCCATTCAACAATCTTTCATCATCTGTTCTTGCTTGCTCCTCCATTGTGATACCATCATTAAAGAATGGTGCTCTCAAGTGAGTCTTTTTGGGATCAATGGAGTTTCTGTAATAAGGATCTCTTGTGTCTCCTCTTGAATGATCTCTAAAAGCATCAACAATAAAACCATTCTTAAATCTATCAAGTCCAGTGATGGCATCCTTGACATCCATTCCAAGAGCAGATTGTTCTAAGAGAGAAAGAGTAAATGCCTCTTCCAATCTCATCACTCTCTTATCAATCTTATGAATGTCAATCATTCTATAACGACGATAGTTATACTTCTTGACTTGAATTTCCTTTACGTCAAAGGTGTATGCAGGCATATACAAATCATAAAGTCTAATCCCATTAGCTAAATCTGCGGGTGCAACAGGATTAGGTGCTTGATCTCCTTCAACGATCAAAAGATTGCCATTTGTTAACAGGAACAATGAATCAATCTTTGGTGAGAAGAACTCAATGTCAGATTGGAATTGTGTGTTTGGCGTTGGAAGACGTGGAACAAAAGCGTTGCCATTGTTAGAAGTATCTCTAAAGTTTCTTGCGTGTTGATGATCAATACCAGGAGAAATTTCAGGGATCACAGAAGCAAAGGGTTCAAGAGTATTAACTTGTGGTCTGAAGTCAACACAATCTCTCAGATTAACTCTGATATCGCCGTCTTTAACAAAGTTTGAAGCTGGAATGTCTTTATAACTGATACCTTCATCATGAGTATAAGAGTTGACACTGAAGAAATCACCATCATCACTGTGATCAAAATAATCAAAGACAACCTTTAGTGAAGATGTGATCAATGGTGCATTATCCTTTCTAATCAAACGACACAAATCATAGACATTGGATCTTCTACCAGGATCAAAGATATAATTAAGAGTTACATCTTTTTCTGAGATTGTATCAATTGTCTTGATAGACTTAAGTCTAAAACCATCAGTAACTCCCAGTGAAATAATTCTTTCTCCAACAATTTCACCAGGCACAATAACTTCAACATCTTCACGCAAAATCTTTCTGCGTGCCTGAGCATCAGTGACATAAGCACTTGCAATTGCTTTGATGGTGCAATGTGCTTCCAGAGGTTGATCCAAAGTGTAAACAATCTTGCGACCACCATCATCAAAGTTGATGTCAGCAATGGTCAAGAACTTACCAACCAACTGATTTGCATCTGATGGATCAGACAGGTTTCTGGCAATCACCAAACTGGATCTTCTGTCATCCAAGAAGACTTCATTATTTCTGTTTGTTACCAAAGTAATCTCTGTTGCGCCTGCTTGAATATTAAGATAATATTCACGTGCAACCTGATAATTGATTTCAGTCTTTAGTGGGTTTGTCTCAAGAGAGTTGACAGTTGTTTCTGGTAGTTGGAACACCAGGGTTTCTCTAATGTCACCTTTCTCTCTAATTCTGATTCTCTGAATAATCTGTCCACTAACATCACTTGTCAATGCTGTTGTCAGATAGATGTAGGATCTTTCTCTAAAGTCACCATTACCTGCTGGTTTGGTTGTGAAGTAAACCAGTTTTGTGATTGTTCTACCAGCAGCATCAGCAAAGGAGATAATATCACCAGGAACCAGATCCTCAGATACATCACCCGCAAAGTTATCACAAACAAGGAAGTTCTCTCCTTCATTGCCACTGAACAGATAACCAGAGGCAACTGCCTTAGTGTCAGAATCCAGAGAGTTCTGAATGGAGATGTCAGCAGAGAACTTATTAATATCATTCAGTTGTGAATAGAATGACTTTGTCTTTGCCAGAGTATGAGTAATCTTAGAAGGAATGATTACAGCATAACCCTTAACACCATTGGGTACTGTGGTTACATTAATGTTTACCTTCACAGATGAAGGATTAGTGTTATCAATTCTATAAGGGAAGACAATCAGTTTGTCTCTGCCCTGTTTAGTAAGTTTGATGCCTTCTTCAAATGCTTCAAAGTCACCTTCTGCAACAGAAAGTGTGATTGTAGCACCCAGGGATGTAACTGTCAGTTCAGTTTCATTCTCAAGTGTTATAGTGTTAAAGTTTTCACCCTTGTCATAAAACTTGATGGCAATAACTTCACCTGGTCTAATGATTCTTGCTGTCTTACTGGAGGACTTCTGAACAACCTCTTCACCATTTCTGAACTCACCAAGAATGTTAGAAACCACCAACAGGTCATTGGATGAACCAGTTTCTAACACACCAATGGCACCACTCTCTTCACCTGCCACCAGATCACCAACATTCCAATCCACATCAGGATTGATCTCTGGAATAACTGCGATCTCAGTGAAGTACTCAGAAGTCATCACACCCAGATTGTATGTGGATGCAAAACCTTCATAACCTTCATCACCAGCAATCACCTGTTCTGGAATGAAGTATCTGGGTCTAATCAAACCAGAAGGTACTGGATCAATCTTGATGGAATTAATAACTCTGGCACCACCAACTGTGTCTCCTCTCTGAATTTCAGTGGGACTTACAAAAACACCAGTGGATCCTTCTTTATAAACCTCAGCATAACTGGTCTGACCAATGTCAGCATCAGTCATCACATGATAAGTTGTCCAGGGTTCATTGCCTCTGTTCTGTGGTGTAACAACTCCATCAATGATTTCTGTGCTTTGCCCCACATAACCATCACCAAAGTTGCGATAAACAATAACACCTTCAAATGCAATTGACCTACCATCACCTTCAATGTTTTGAATGTCTGGCATACCACAACAGTTTGTGATGGTAAAGTAAGGACCAGATCTGATGGGAGTAAATGCGTTCTCTCTAAACTGTGGAATTCTGGGTTTATCACCAAACATATAGAAGGAACTATTATATCCTACCTGATAACCCTGAACATATGCCAGACCCTCACCAACTTCAATCACATACTTGGCATCTGCTTCTTCTGCAGTCAGTCTAACTTTAGAATCAGTGTAAGGAACAGGTGGAAACAATCCATCTTCATCTGCATTATAAAGTCCATCAATAATAATGGGTTGTCCATTAGAACTGATTGTATCCTCATTAGAATATTCAAGTCTCTTTAGACTGAAGTCTTTAACAATGTAATCACCAGACTCATCATATGTTCTTTTTGCTAGAATGTCATACAACCAATCCCACTTAACAGTCTGTTCTGGATTACCCTGAAGATTACCTTGAATGACAGTGACAAGCACAATGAAGTTTGGAACAACATCATCCAAACCTTTTTGTCCCAACTTCAACAGAATTCTAAGTCTGTCTGCACCTGGTGCTGCAAAGTTAGAATGTCCCTGTGCATTATCAAGCAGGGAACTATCCTCTGATGAATTTACAAAAGATTCTGTTACATAAAAACC